CCCATGTAGGTATCTCTCCTGCATAAAGCAGTGCTACTAACATGCGAAAAGCTTTTGCCCAACCTTCCTTGCTGTCCTTAACAACAATACAAGTGTCGGAGTTATACAGATGCTCTGGTACTTCAGGTAGTTTGTTTACGTACTGTCTCTCTACCGAAAAGCCTACACCTGTACCACACAGTAGTATATACATAGCTTCATCAAAAGATTTAGGATCATCTACAGGCAGATAGCTACAGTTGTACCCTGCTGTGTTGTCTCGCTCAAGAGCAGGCCCTGCTGTCATTAATGCTCTCATGCTAGGCATAACATCTAGTCTAGCTACGGCATTACGCAACTCAGTTTTTATAGAAGACCACATACTTGTGCTTTCTCTTAGTGTGTCCATAGTTTCTTCTTTATGGGTTATATAGTTAATGTATCTATCAACTGTTTCTTCCCATGTTTCTCTTCTTTGTTCGTCATCTAACCAACGAGCATAGCGAGAGGTGGCTATAAAGTTTTGGTAATCTGTAGGTAAGCTCATTATTTATTCTCCATTAATACGTTAATTGTTTTTATGTCCAAGCCATCAATATCATATATGTACGCACTGAAAGCCTCCTCTATTTCCTGTGCCACTTCACCGTCAACAGGCACAGGATACTCATCTTCATCTATATCAAGAGTTAAGAATACCTTGATCCTCATTTTACTACATCAATAAGTTTTGTCAAGTACCATTGAGCTTTCTCAAGGTCTTCCTTACCTCCCTTATATCTGTATCGCCATATATATTTAAGGATATTACCTTGCAAGTAATACTGAAAGCCATCATCTGTGGCTGCTTCAATAGCATCAATACATTCTATACCCTTTTGATTATAGTGTGGTGGACTATTTACCATATCTTCACTCATTGTTTACCTCCATTAGCTTTAGGGTTGAAAGAAACTCTCACAACATTATCCTTGCGAGAAACTACTTTAGGTTTTATCACAGTGTCCTCTACATTGTCAAGTTCATTTAGGGCATAGTCATTAATTAACTCCCTAAACGACTTCATCTCCTCCATCATAGGAACTGTAGAGGTTATCATCCTACAGAAATGTAGCATACTTGCATAGTCTTCATCACTTAAAAACATATCATCTGCTATTACTATATTAACATTTACTTCCCCTTCCCATCTTTTGTTACGAACAACAGGAGTTATTTTTATAATAAAATCTTGGGGATCAAAGGGTAATAGTATCTTTTCTTCGTCTTCCATGCTACCTCCTAACTTTTTTAAGGGGGAAAGGAATGATATTAGGGTATTTGTGTTTCCCTTTTTCCTTAACCCATGCTTCAGGTATAACACGAGTATCATATAAGAACCCATGTTTCTCACACCAATTAGCATACGTAGTCTTTGAACCCTTGCGTATCTTACGTTTACTGTTCTCAAAGATAAACCGTATGTCTAGTTTGGAATGTTGTTTTTTTATAGCAAGATGTTTTCTTCTATCACTTGCAGTGAACATGCCTTTGCTCTCAATAATAATACCATTGTTTAAAACAAAGTCAGGTGTATAGGTACGGTAACAGAGGTCTTCCCATTCAATCTTAATTTTCTCATAGAGATACTTAACCTTCCTCTCTTTAAGATCAATAGAGATCTTATGTTCAAGACCACTACGATACCCATACTTCCTTGCAGCTTGAAACTGTTTACTGTTGAGTGACATAAGCTACTGTCTTTGGTTCTTTTGCCTGTGAAAACTTAGCAGGTTTTTCTTCTAGGGTAGGAAAGCATGCATACTTATAACTACAGAACCTACAGTTGTCATTCAGTACCGTGTTCCCTGTCTCTTTACCCCTCCACTTCTCAGGTACAGGCTCAAAGCAACGCTTAAACTCATTCTCATTAAGAGTATCAACAGTGTGTTGTATCTTGGTGATCTCTTCGTCAAGGTTTATATCTGCCTTAACATACTTAAACTCACCATTGGCTTTGTTTACAACCCACCAACCACCTGCTTTCTTATCTGCAGCACGAGCATAGCCTGCTAGTTGTGACACATAACCAAACGAATCACCCTGTGCAAGTGTGTCATAAGATGCAAACTTATTACGATAGGACCAATCAGACGCAGACTTAACGTCATCTACAGCGTCATCAATTACAAGGTCATACTCACCTGTAATCTCATCGTCTTCTAGCTTGAGTGTAACTTTAGAATTGTCTTCATATGTTACCCCTGCTTCTGTAAGTAATGCTTTAAATACAGCTTCAACTATATCACCTAGCATCATGTTCATAATAAAGGTAGTAGGTTTAGGAAGTGCTTTCTCTGGATGATTCTTTTCAAACCAGAGTTGGCAGGTGGGTCTGCCTACATTAGACATACGTAGGCGAAACTCATCCCTCTTGTTACCACCACTAAACTGACGTTGCATTGCAGACTTTATATCGTCAGCCACCTTATTGATGGTGGCCTCCGACATTTTTGTTTTGCCTTGTGCAGCGTCCTCCATGTATTGATGGAGAGCCATTTCTGCAGGATGCATCATTGTACTGTAGCGTCTTCTACGTCAATAAAATCCTCGACATCTATATCAACTTCCTGTTTGTCACGAACATTCTCGTTCCAAGCATTAAAGATATAACTGTTATAGTTGTCTACCCATGCCATGAAGTCAGCAAATATAGCCTGCTCTTCGTCCTCTACACGTAGAGTTTCTGTCATGTTTAGCTTAGTAGCAGGAACATAATAGCTATTGCCGTTAGGTATCTGCCTTGCCTCAGTAGTAAGCTCAATATTATGCTGAACAAATAGCCTCTTCATCTTAGAATACTGAGTAAAGCAACCACCTATGGTAGCGTAGGCTTCTCTGTTTTCCACTTCCCAAATGCATGGAGTTACACCAACGTCAACAGGAGAACCTTTATCATCAACAGGGTTAATAAGCTCCACAGTACCTAAGACTACACGCACACGCTTAATGGATCGGTATAGATCCTGTATGTCCTTTGGTAAAGCTTTCCAATCCTTAACCCAATGATCGCTCTTACCGCAGTTAAAGCCACCATCGTTGTCCTTCAAATCAATCTTGAAGTTTTCCTCAGTCATAATAGTTTTTATGTACCGATTCTTAGTTTCACCTGAACCCATAACAAATCGCTTATACATGTAACGCTGTAGGTATGGACGTAGTTTAACAGACGTAGCGTAATAGGTAGGTCCATCAGGTATCTCTAACTTATAAGATCCTCCTTCGACTACCTCTACATTCTTCTGCTTACCATTCACTTCAGCCGTACCCATAATAGGTGAGTGGCTAATACGAAAACGTGCAAGCGTACTAGATTTTTTAGAGGAAGTACTGGCTTCATCCGAAATGCCCATAGCTTTAGCCATAGCTGCATAGTTGTTAGTATCAATAGTTACAATATCATTCATCATTATTTACTCCTTTCAAAAGTGTTAAAGTCTTAGTTATATCATGCTACGTCCTTGGTGTCAAGCCAATTCGGACCTATTTTTGCTTCTAATAATAAGGGTACATTAAAGTTAACATTCCATCTCTTATCAATGATGTCTTTTAACTTCTCATTTGTACTATCTATTACTTTAAGAACAGCATGTTCCTCATTGGGGTGAACATCAATCACAATAGAATCGTGTACTGTATTCACAATACAACTTCTCAGGTCTTTGAGTTCCTTATCTATGTGTAGTAGTGCTATAGGTACAATGTCTGCTGTCGCAAAGGACTGCACAGGATAATTCTTTATCTGTGTAAAGTGCGAGACAGTATTATTGCGTCTACGTACAACATCAGGAAAGGAAAACTCTCGTCCTGAAGGGGTTGAGATCTTGCCAGTGTTTAAGGCTTCATCAGCAAGACGTTTATGCCACTTGGCTATACCTGCATACTTGCTATTGAACTGCGAATAATATGCAGCTTCAGCAGGTGTTCGCCCATATCCACTAGCACCATACAACGGTGCGAATGTGTGAGCCTTGGCATCTTGTCTTGATGTAGGTTGCCCTGCTTCGGATATAACCTTGGCTGTATAGGCATGTACATCAAATCCTGTAGCTACTTCTTCCATAGCTGTCTTATCTTGTCCTAACCACGCGGCAACACGAAACTCTAGCTGTGCAAAGTCAGCTTCCATGATCTTGCCACCTTCCCATCGTGACACAAACACCTTCTTCACAGGGAATGTACCACCTCTAGGCATGTTCTGCATGTTAGGATCAGCACCACTTAACCTACCTGTAGAAGTTCTGTGCTGTAAAAGTCTAACGTGCAGGCGATTGTCAGGTTTGGTGTGTGTTCTGATTCCCTCCACAAATGAGGACAGGTATGTGTCAATGGCTGAGAGCCTTTGCACCCTACTAAGAAAAGCAACAGCACCATCCATATTCCTAGCACGAGCAATCCCTTCAAGATACAATAGGTTTGTTTTGTTTGTGCTGAAACCATTAGCACTAACCCATTTAGCATTTGGCGCATTGAACTTTAACCCTGCAACAACATTACTAATAGGGGTAAAGATATACCCAATACCAGTACAGTCATTACATTTGTTTGATCTAGCAAATAGTTTTCCATCTTTCTTTACCTTTCTAACTGAGCCTGTTCCCTTACAGGCAGTACACTGATGAGCCTTCTGTTTAAGAAGAACCTGCGACTGATCCTTAACACAGTCCTTATATGAATCATTAGCCATGTAAGGATCAAATGTATTTGCCCATACAGTTTTGTCCTTTGGCTTACGACTATACACAATCCATGATAGTTGTTCAGGACTGTTAAGATTGATGGGCATGTCTCCCATTAGTTCCCTTACCTGCTTGTTAAGGTCAGACACTAACTGTTGTCTCTCTCTTTCAAACTCATCCTTAACTTGTCCAAGCTTGGACAAATCAACCTTGAACCCACGCTGATAGATACGTGCTAGACACACAACTACCTGATTAGTTAGGTCAACTGTGTCACGTAAGCTACTGTCTTCTAATAATAATCTTTTGTATATCCTGTCGGATAACTGCTGTGTAGCGTACAGATCAGCAGTCAGGTAGTCTACCAGTTCCTTCCAAGGGATGTCAGCAGTAGAGTAACCCTTACTAAAGTAAGCCTTGAGTGTGTCCTGCTTCTTAGTGTCTAGGTTATATCTCTCAGCACATGCCTCAAGGGAGAGTGGTTCTTTCAACCCACGTTGTAAGACGTACTCACCTAGCATGGTATCAAACACAGGACCATCATAGGTAAACCCACTCTCCCACAGCCACAACAAATCGTATGCTGCATTATGCATTATAAGTATTGTTGATCTATCCAACCAATCTTGTACCACCTTGTGTCCATCCTTCCAAGGATCAACCTCATTGTGACTGA